TCAGGGCTCTATCAGGCCATGGAAGCGCATCGCCATTAGGATCGCCCCGATGGCCGCTCGTGCTTCCGCATCTTGAAGCTCTCCTCCCGTCGGATCGGAAATGGAGGGCTGTCGTGCCCCGACCACTTTCTGCCCGCCAACGTACAAGCCGTCGGAACGGGCGGCCTCGTCCTCCCATCCCGCGCCGTCGAACCGGATAACGTTGCCGCGATTGATCGCCCAGGCCCGCCAGCCGGCTTTCGGCTCAACGAATATCCATCCTCCTGCAGTCCAGCCCGCGATGGTCCCTTCTCGGCCCAGCCACGACCCGCTCGCCTCTTCGGCAACCACCCAGCACTGGCCCGCCGTGGGCGTGCCCGGTGGATCGGCCAGGTCCATACTCTCCACGACCAGCTGTATCGCCAGGTCTGCGATCGTCAGCGCCTCATTGTGGCTCACTTCCTTCTGCGCCTGACCGGGCACGAGCAGCGGCAAGCCAAGTCGATCCGTCTGCGCCATCATCTCATCCTTCTGGTGGAAGCCGGACCAGCCGGCACGTTCATGGAATATCGAGAGAAAGGGGGAGGCTGACGCCCCATGTTCCCCGCTGCCGAACCTCCAGCCGCAGCGGCCACGGTGCCCCAGCGGCCAGATCGCCTGCGTGATCCGCCGCCGAATAGAGGCTCGTTGGCAGGCCGGTTTCCCATTCGCGAAGCAGCGTCGATCCAGCCATGATCCGAAGAACATAGGCCTCGAACTCCTCGCCGATCGGCGCATCTGTTCCGCTCGGCCACGTCCAGCCGAGCCGGCTCCGGCGGATCCAACGAATGCGCAGGTCCCCGCCATCCTCTGGCTCGATCCGGCCATGCACCGGCGAGGGGGGCATCATCGCGCGGCCATCGATCTGGCGCGCAGCTTCCGCCGGCACGGCATCGCCGCGGCCGATCGCACGCAGTTCGAACGTGCGCCCTATGTCAGCGGCGGCCAGGGCCATCGGCATCAGCCGCGTTGGATCCACGAGCACAAACCGCTCGCCATCACCATGGCCCCCGCAAGCCCATTCGGTCCCTCGCCATCCCCTGATCAGGCGGGACAGACGATAGCGCCGCGGCCCGATCGGTTCGGCGTGACCGAACTGCAGCAGTTCCTCGCCGATCTGGCAGAGGTTGGCGCCTTGCAACAGCAGTTCATCCTCCGCCGAGACAAGCGCATCGGCCGTGTTGTCGAGCAGGATCTCGACGCTGCTGCGCCGGTCGATCCGCCAGGGCGCGCCATCCGCCAGAGCATCAAGCGTGATGCCGAGCACGGCGCGCGGCGCCGTCCACCCGATAGGCTCAGCCATTTCGAGTTCGGAACGAAATCGCAGCAAGGTCGCTCGTCGCCAGCCTGCATCGGCACCGGTGGCGGCCGCGAAGACCGATGGCGTGCTTGCAAGCGTTCCGTCTCCGCCCGGAAGTTCGACAATGGCGAGCCGCGTCGCGCCTTGCACCAGATCGGTCTCCCTGAGGACCTCCCCAGCTTCACCCGCGGAAGGCGCACGCCAAACGCCGGTGTCGATCGCGCGCAGACGCAGACGCAACGCCATTTCGTCCCAGTCGGAGCTCTCGACCAGCCAGCTTCCCGCTTCGTCGCCCAGCGAAACGACGTCGCCAACGGCAAGATCGAGCGCGTCCCACCCCATCGAACGCTGTACGGACTGCCGTCGTCGCAATGCGCTTCGGAGCTTGCGGTCGGCCAATCCCCGGGCGTCGTCTGCCGAAAGCACGGCCGGGAGATCGATTTCATGGCTGCGCGCACCCGGTCCCGGCCGCTCGGCAGTCTGGATGCCGACCTGAAAGTCGCGCGCAGGATCATGATGGCGGATCGCCAGACGCACCGGCACCGTCTCAAGCGGGGTGCGCTGTTTCCGGCCAGGTTGCTCGGCCTGCCCGTCAACTGCCAGGACGGCGTCGCCCGGATCAAGCGTTCGGTCGACCGGCCGTCCCGACACGAGCGCGAGTTCTCCCGCGCCCTCCCGCCACAGAAGGTCGTGGACATCGATGAGCGCGCTTGTCGCCTCACGCATACCGCCTTCCGCGGCGAAGCCGGACAGGACCGGCTCTTCCGTATCGCCGAGATAGCCGATCGCCATCTCGGTCAGGTCGCTCGCGATGCTCGAGATGCGGAGCGGACCGGCGTCGGCCACCACCTCGAATGTGAGCGACGGGATCCGATTGCCGAATGCCTCGAGCTGCAGCTCCTCGAACACCACATAGGCGCAGCCGCGATAGGCGGGGGCCTGGTCCATGCCGACGGCGGCAGCGATCAGCGGGTCGACCGGCTGGTTCTCGCTGCCGACATGCACGCGAAACGCACCCAGGGGAAATTTGAGGTCGCCTGCTGCACCCCGCAGCAGATTGCCATCCGCCCAGATGCGCCCGATGGAATTGATGCGCCGCGCCGAGAGCGCGACCGCGAAGCTCGCCGAATAGCTGAAGCGGGTGGTGCCCGGCTGGCCCTTGCCGCCGCCTTCGGTCGTGCTCGCTTCCTGAAGGTCCGTGGACCAGATGACGGTGCCGGCCACACGGAGCGTACCATAGAGCCTTGGCAGTGCAACGCCATAACGCGAGGTCTGAACTTGCAGATCGTTGAGGCGCGGACCGGTGCGTGTCCCGGGTGCGAAGATGAGCGCATCGAGCGACCGGCCGGCCAATGCCCCGATCGCGCCGCCGACGGCGGAGCCGATGCCGATCGCCTGACCAAGAGCGCCGCCAACAGCCGTCAAAACCAAGGTCGCCATGTCACTTCCCCTCCGCGCGCGAGCCCGCGCGCCAACAGCCAAGCAAAGCCCATGGTGACGGCGATGGCATGAGGACGACCCGCCCAAGACCAGCATGGGCATGGATCAGCCCGCCATCGCTGTGAATCATGAGATGAAGCTGCATCGGCCCGCCCTCCACCAGCAGCACGTCGCCCGGGCACGTCACCTCGGCCGGTGTGAAGCCGGCTTCGGCAAACGCCCGTTCCGCCTTGCCGCGACCCGTGCCACGCAGCCGATAGGCGGGCAGGCGTGCGACAGGCCAGCCCGCGCGGGCAGCTGCCAACGCGACGAGGCCCACGCAATCCAGCCCGGTCTGCGCGGATCGGCCATGCAGCCGAAATCGCACGCCGACCAAAGCGAGCGCCTCGGCCGCGATCCGTTCGCCAAGCGTCATCGTTTCAGCTCCCGGGATAGCGCGTGAGCAGGTCCATGCCCGGCAGATGGGGCTCGCCGCGGAAATTGGCGGCGTTGCCGAAGCGGCCCGAGCAGGTCGCCAGCCGCTTGTCGCAGCCCTGCGTCAGCAACGCACGCGTGCCGGGAGCGACCCCGAAGGGCGGCGCTTCGGCGAGAAACAGCTCGTCGTCCTCCTGATCCACGATCATCTGGACGAACCCCGCATTTGCCCCTTCCAGCCAGCGCAACTGCCCGAATGGATATGCATCGGCCGCCAGCCCGGGGCAGGTCACCCTGTCCGCCACCGCTTCGCCGATCTGGACGATGCTCTGGAGAGGGCGCAGGTCGGCACGGCACGACCGGTCACCGAGGCGCGCCCGACAGGTCGGGCTCGTCAGCGGCGCGGTCGGCCGCTCGAGCACCGCACCCGTCAGGCCGTTCAGGCTCACGGAATAGGATGTGCCATCCTGCTCGACACTGCCGAACTCGCCACGCGCAAGCTCCAGCCACAGCGCGCCCGGCTCCGTCCATTCGGTCAGGTGCAACAGCAAGGTGGCGCCGTCCCAGCGGCCGGCATCCAGATCGGTGGCATCGATGGCCGCAGAGCTGAGCGCCCCCCGTACTTCGCTCAGCTCCGCCGACCCATCGCCGCTTCGCAGGATGGAACTCGGAGTGATGCCCGGCGCTGAGGCATAGACGAGGCCTTGCACGCTCAGCGCCCGGTCATGACTGGTGAGACCGATCGTGACCCCGTCCCGGCGTTCCAGCCGCCAGCAGAAGGCGAAGGCGCAGAGCGACTGCGCCAGTGTTGCGGCCAACATAGTCATTCGCGAATCTCCACCAGCGGTACGGATGGCACGACGCCGGCCGCGAAAGTCTCGCGATCGATCTCCAGCCGGTCCTCCGCAAAGCGCACCGGCACGTCGAACAGAAACCCGGCGGTCACCACGGCTCCGTCTGCCGGCGGCGCATCGAAGACGATCTCGCCAAGACCGTTATGAACCCAACCAGCGCTCAGCCCCGCGCCGTCCACCGCGACCCGGATGGAGTCCTCGACCGGACGCGTTATCAGTCGCAGCTGCGCATCGCTGCTCTCGCCATAATGCTTGCACAGCCTGAAGCTGGTGGTGAGGCCATCGCCGGTCCCCAGAAGCTGGTCGACCGCGGACGGCGTAGCTCCGAACGCGCCGGAGCCGAAATCGAACGGGTCGCGAAATCGAAAGCCCCGCGCGGCCCCGCGACGGGCGCGGAAGAAGGCGATCAAGGCGGCGATGTCCGCCTCGGATCGCACGCCCGGTCCGGCATCGAAATGCAGCCGCGCGTCCGCCCACATCGTGCTGCGCCGCTCATGGCCGGAAATGCTCTCGATCACGCGGGTCGAGAAAGTCGGCGCCACCTGCGCGCGCCGCCCGATATCGAGAGGAAAGGGGAGATCGTCGAAAGCCTGCACGTCGCCATCTCCCGAAATCCTGAAATAGGTGAAGCCGTCACGCGCTACCTGCGGCAGCGCCCAGATGAAGGTGGCGGCATGGCCGCGCGCATGCGCCGCTTCGGCCGCCGCTGCGATCCTGCCCCAGGCGACGGCCGTCTGCTCATCCGAGAGCCCGGCCGGCACGAACCCAGCCAGATAATGCTGCTCGTCCGGCGGATAGCCGAGCCGATCATCGATTGCCTCCCGCGCCGCCGCCGAACGCACTGTCTGCCCGCTCGTGACCCAGTCATAATCCTCGATCTGCAGCCGGTCGAAGGCCGGCGAGGCCCAGCCGAGCGGCACGCTGGCGCGCTTAAGTTCCGGCGCTTCCGGATCAAGTACTGTCGGCAGGAAGACGAGCAGCAACAGCTCGGCATCCGGCGCCTCCTCGCGCACCGCCGCGCCGATCGCCGCGGTCGACGCGGCCAGCAACGCGCCCGCCGCGTCGAGCAAGGCCGTCTGTTCCGCTTCGAGCGGCTCCCGCACCGACATGATCTCCACAGGCGTGCCGCCAAAAGCCGCCCGCGCCGCATCGTCATAGAGACAGGGGCGCCCGTCCGGCATCACCCACCACCATGGCTCGCCGATCTGGAAGCGCACTGCCAGGCCGCACTCCTGCACAATGCCGGCGAACGTCCGCGCGACCGACTGCAGATAGGCCATGGCCTCGCCATGCGCTGGCGAAAGCAAGGTCGAGGGCGGCTCCCAGCCGGTCAGCGCCGGCGCGCCGTCCCAGGCACGCTGTTTCCAGTCCCCCCAGCAATGCGCATCGAACAGTTCATAGGATAGCGAGAGGATAAGCTCGTAGCCGAGCAGCTTGCAGCGCTGCGCGAAATCCCGATGCCAGCGCAGGCACGGCTCATTGAGCGCACCGCCGCCAAGGCTGGCATAAAAGCCGCCCTCATCGGGTTCGAGCCGCATATAGTGGCTCATCCCGATGTAATGATTGATGGCACCGCGATAGCCGAGCGCGAGCGCCTGCCGCAGCACGCGCTCGGGCGTTTGGTTATAGGCATCGTCATAGCCGGTGGCGATCGACAGCCCATGCTCGGGCACCATCACATCGCCAATCTCGATCACCGAGCCTGAGCCGTCGCAGCCGATCTCGCTGATCTCGACCCAGGCCTCGATCCCAGCCGGAAAGGCATCTGATCCGCCGTCATAGGCTTCCGGCACGAGCGAGATGAACATTCTGTCGATGTCGCCCGCATGCACCGGATCGGCTTCGTCCGGCAGCAGGAAGCCGCCCGTAAGCGCGTCGAAATCCAGCGCGACGACCGCGTCCGTGGCTAGTCCGGTGGCGTAGTTCCACAACCGCACGTGCCATGAGCGCGGGCCACCTTCCGCATCCCGTCCCTCAATGGTCAGGACCGGACCGTCGATCTGATCCAGTGGCTTCACCCCTGCGCTGCGCCAGCGGAATCGCAGCACACATCCGGTATAGTCCCTGCGCGTCTCATAGCGCAGCAGCGAATGATCCAAGCGATCCTCGCTGTCCCAGATCAGCCCCGCCAGATCGCCGGAGGTGTGGAACACCGCATCGATGCGCAGCGCGTCCGCACCCATCGTCACCACCGAGGCCATCATCGGCCGGGGAAAATTGACCGTCCAGTAAGGCGGCGAGAAGCGCTTGATGACGCCGCTCTCCTGATTGCGCCGCATGTTCGCAAGCCAATGGGGCATGCCTTCCTCCATCAATAAGGCAAATGGCTCCCTCCCGATCGGGAAGGGACGGGGTGCCGGAAATCGGGCTCCCCTCAGGAGAACCAGATCATGCCTCCCCCAGCGCTCCCCTCACCGCCCGCGCCACCTGCCGGGCGCTCTTCGCCAGCGCCCTCGGCGCATCCGCGGCGGCGCCGTTGATGTTGATAGACACCCGCACGTCGCGCCCACCCTCGACACCCAGGCCGGGTTTCACCTGCCCACTGCTCGTCGGCACGAAAAGCTCGGGTCCTCGCTCGCCGACCAGATAGGCCCGCCCGGGCGCCACGGGACCGCCGGTCGCCCGCCCCGGCGCTCCCAGCGCGCCGATCAGATCTGCGCCGAGGCTGGCCAGCCCCGTGCCCTGCGAGCCGCTTCCCTTAAGGACGGCACCCAGCCCGCTGCGTACCGCCGCCTGCGCGATCTGCCCCATGATCGAGAGGGCGGTCCGACCCAGCTCGTCGAAGCCTAACCGCCCCGTCCGCACGGCGCGTGCCAGGCCCTGCTCGATTGATCGGCTCATCCGATCGGCATCGATCATCAGCGCCTCGAGCTCCGCGCGTGCATCGCTTGTCTCCTCGCGCAGGCGCGCGAAGTCGTTCAGGTCATCATCCATCGGGGTACATCTCCCTCAGTCGATCAAGCACCGCGCGATCCAGCGGCGCTCCCGCGGCGCCCGCCATCTCGCGCAAGGGGCGGAGCGCGTCGGCCAGTTCGTCCGGCGTGGCGCGCCAGAATTCATCGGGCCGCCAGCCGAGCAGCAGTCCGGCCTGCCCGGCCAGAGACCGGGCATTCTGCGCAAAGCTCATCGCCCGCCGGCCAGCGCCTGCCGCAGGATCGCCAGCAGAGCGGGCATCGCCGCTCCCAGGCCCTGCTCGACCAGGGCTTCCCCCAGCCTGTCTCGCGCGAGATCCTCCGGTCGTTCGGCAAGGCAATGCCAGAGCAGCGCCTCGGTCTCGGCAAGCGTGACGCACCCCGCTGCCGCTCGTTCGACGAGCGCCAGCAAAGGCCCGACCTCGCTCTCCGCCGCAACCAGTGCGGCAAAGCTCGGACGCACGATCATGGCGCGTCCTGCGATGACCAGCGCCGCCTCGCCCCTCGCCGGGTTTGCCGGCCCACTCACTGCGCACCCACCGCGCCGGAGCTTTCCAGGCTGAGCGTATAGGTCCGCTCGCCATTATAATCCCCGGCATAGTCGAGCCGCGTAACCAGGAACCTGCCCCGCAGACGTTCGCCGCTTTCGAAACTCAGCTCATAATCATCGATCGCGCCGCCGAGCGCATGATCGCGCAGCCGCACTTCCGCGGCCGAGCCGGTGAAGATGCCGGCGCCCGAGACGCTCACCGAACGAACGCCCGCGCCCGGCAGCAATTGCCGCCAGCCGCCGGAGTCCTTGGAGGTGATGTTGACGACCTCCCCGTTCACCGAGATCTGCGTCGAGCGCAGCCCCGCGACGGTCGCGTAGCTGACTGGTGTGCCGCCATCGCCAATCTTGAGCAGGAATGCGCTGCCCTTTTCCACTGCCATGGAATGTCCTTTCGAAATGAAGGTTGTAGGCGAATCGCCTGATGAAAACGGCTCAGCTCAAACCAGCCGCGCGGCCCGGACCGCGTAATCCACTGCTGCCCGCCACTCGGCCCGGCTACGCGTGATACGCGAGCGTTCGAACCGCAGGCTGGTGATGCGCCAGACGCCCAGATCGCCGTCGATCCCGCCGAGCGCCGCGTCGATCCGAGCCATTATGTCCGTCACGCGCGCAAGATCGTCGCCGCGCAGCGTCAGCAACAGCGGCTGCCGGAGCGACAGGCCGTCCACGCCCCGCGCACCCCAGCCGCTCCCGGCCGGATCGCCGACGAGCAGCCAGGGAGCGCTTGCCTTGACCGGCTCGCCGTCGCTCACCTGATTGACGAGGCCCTGCAAGGCCGCGTCTTCGCGCAGCGCGGCAAGGATCGCGCCGCGCACTGCCAACGCGCCGCTCATGCGAGCGTCATCCGCCGCCAGGGCCGCAGCATGGCCGCGACCGAGGCAGGCAATTCCCCTTCCAGCCCCTCGCGCCGCGCATGCAGTTCGCCCGCCATCCGCACGATCGCATGCTGCAAAGCGTCCGGCACCTCGGCCTCGCTGCTCGCGAGCCCGGCGGAATAAGTCACGCATATGCGTGTTGCCGCGCCGGCGTTGACGATGCGCACCCATCCGGTACCGCCGGAGTCGATGTCGATGGCATAGCCACCGACCGGCAAGGGAAATTCGGCGCCTTCAGCATCCAGGCCGGCGACCGAGCCGATGCTTCGAACCGGTCGGATCGCAAGTTTCTGCCAGGCCTGCCCGACTCCGAGTACTTCCTGGACGCTTCGTGCGACGAGCAAATGGCCCAGAAAGCGCTCGGCTACTTCTCTTGCCGCGTGGAGCAGATGGGTCAGTGCCGCATCCTCCTCGTCGAGGCCGATCTTCAGATAGGTCTTGAGATCCTCCAGCGGCACCGCCAGCGGGCCACCCTTCGCGATGGTCAAAGTCATGGAATAGCGCCCTTCCGAAATGAGCGTCCCAGACCCTCTCCCCATCGGGGAGAGGGTACGAAGTCTGGCGAACAAGCCCGCCAGTCGCGCGACGCCTATGATGCAGCGAACTTCATCAGCTTGATCGCTTCGCTGTTCGACACCGCCCCGCCGATCCGCTTGACGGCGTAGAAGTGCACGAACGGCTTGTTGGTGAACGGATCGCGCAGGATGCTCGTCTCGTTGCGTTCCGCGATTACATAGCCCCGGGTAAAATTGCCGAAGGCGATGGAGAGGCTGTCTGCCGCGAGGTCGGGCATGTCTTCGGCCTCGATCACGGGATAGCCGAGCAGCGTTGCGGGCTGGCCCTCTGCCATGGCCGGCTGCCACAGGAACGCCCCATCGGTCGTCTTGAACTTCCGGATTCGCGCGAGCGTGGCCGAATTCATCACGAACACCGCGCCTTGGCGATAGGGTGCGCGGAGCGACTGAACGAGATCGATGAGCTTGTCCTGCGGATTGCTCGCCGGGAAACCACCCGCCTGACCGGACGCGACATATTGCAGCGAGCCGAAAGCGCGCGCCGCATCGCTCTCGCTGGTCGCGGTATAGGTAAGGAAGCCCCTTGGCTTGTTGGTCCCGTCCCCGCTGACAAACGCCGCGCCCTCGGCCTTGGCGAATTCCTGGGCGATCTCGTCGGCCAGCCAGCCTTCCACGTCGAACTGGGCATCGTCAAGCATCGCCTGGCTTGCCGAAGGGTTGGCGTAAAGCTCGCCCGAGGGCGGCGCGATCTCGTGATAGCTGGGCGTCGCCGTCTCGGACCGCGCGCCAGTTTCCGAAGCCCATCCCGAAACCACGCCTCCCGTGGTCACCAGCTTGCGGTATCCGGCCGAGCCGGTGCGCACGACATTGGCGATGGCGCGGATCGGCGAGATGGCCTTCAGCGTCGCCTCGATCATCTGGTCGATTTCGCGCGGCACCGCATAGCCGCCCGCTCCGCCGCTCGCGCCGGTGAAGCTCTTGAGCTCCACCCCCGCCTCGATCCCCCGGCGCAGATAATGCTCGGTGAAGGCGGCTCGCGCCGGATCCGCCTCGCCCCCTTTCGCCCCATCGAGCGGCGGTCGCACCGCTCGCTCCACCTGTGCCCGCATGGCCGCATCCATCGCGTCCATCCGGGCTTCGATCCCCGACATCCGGTCCGCTTGCAGGATCGCGTCAAAGCTCTCCTCCAGCGTATTCGCTTTCACTTCCAGCATGTTCACGTCTCCTGCAGTCAAAAGAAAAGGGGCCGAAAGCCCCTGGAAAATCTTCGAATTTGCGCTTGGCAGTCACGCGATGGCATGCACCCTTGCGAGCCGCTGCATCGGATGCGTCACAAGGCTCACCTCGACGAGCTCGAGCGCATCCAGCCGGTGCGGCCGGTCGCCTTGCGCGGCCACCACGCGATAACCGAAAGACAGGCCGTTCACCTCGCGGTCGCGCAGCAGCGCCGCCGCCTGCCGGGCCGTCGCGCTGCCTCCCTCGATCGCGCCGATGACACGCAGCCCCCGCTCATCCTCGCGCACGGCTTCGATGCGTCCGACTGGCTGGTCGAAGCGGTGCTGCCACAGCAGCGGGATCCCCTCTTCGCCACGCCGGGCAAGGCTCGCCGCAAATGCTCCTGGCGAAATCACGTCCCCGCCCGTGTCGACGCGATCGAAGATCGCCGCGTAACCGGCAAAGCGCACCGGCATGGTGTCGCTCCCCACCGTCATGCCGCTGCCTCGCCGAGGCCGAGCATCGCGCGCTTCTCCCCCTCCGAAAGGAACTCTGCCGCGGCCACCCGGTCCCACAGCGCCATGCGATCCTCGACGAGCGCGGGCAGGGCATTCAGGTCGATCGACAGAGCGAGGCCAGGCATGAAGGGCCGGAGCCCCTGCGCCAGCGCACCCAGTACCTTGTCGGCGAGCGGCAACACCGCCTGCCGCCAGAGCGCCTTGTTGGCCTCCCGGTAGTTGGAATAGGTCCCGTCCCCTGGCAGACCGATCAGCACGGGCGGCACGCCGAAGGCGAGCGCGATGTCTCGCGCCGCCGCCGCCTTCAACTCCACGAAATCCATGTCGGCGGGCGAAAGGCTCATCGATTGCCAGCTCAGTCCCCCATCGAGCAGCATCGGCCGACCGGCATTGCCTCGACCTTGGAAGGTCTGTTCGAGCTCCGCCTTCAGCCTGTCGAACTGCTCGGACGAGAGCACGCCCCCGTCCTTGGGGTTATAGACCAGCGCGCCGGATGGACGCGCCGCGTTGTCGAGCAGCGCCTTGTTCCAGCCGGTCGCCGAATTGTGGATCGCGACCGCCCCCGCCGCCGCGCCGAGGCAGCCAAGGCCATAATGGTCATTAGCCGGATTGAGCGCCTTCACGTGAATGACGGCCGTCCGCCCGGCCGCATCCTCGCTGGCGTAGCGGATCTCGCTCTCGCCAGCCCGGTAGCGATAGGCAACCGGCCAGCCCTGTCCGTCCTGCTCGACGCTGACGCGATCCGGCCGCAGAGCATAGAGATTGACGGGCAGGCCGTCCGGCCCATGGCCGATCTGCACATAGCCATTGCCATGCAGCAGGACATGGGCTGCCAGCGTCTCGACGAGGCTCTGGCCAGCCGACCGCGCCGTCACCAGCCGCAGGGCTTCCTCGGCTTTGTCCGCATCGTCGGCTCTCGCCACCAGAGCCGCACTGCCGGCGGCTTCGCTCACCAGCCGCATCGCGCGCTGGGCGACGGGATTGGTCAGTACGGCCGCTTTCAGCTGCGCCTCATAGTCCTGGGGCCATAGCTGATCGCCAACGAGGCCCATGTTGATCCAGGCGCGCGCCAGCGGCGGGCGCGCAACGGCCGGTGCGGCCTTGCGTCCAAACCATTTCAA